GAGTACATAAAAAACACTTCAATTGATTTTTGCAAAAAACAAGTTTTAAAAAAGGCTATTTTAAAATCTGTGCCATTGCTTAAGAAATCTTCATTCGAGGAAATTCAAAAATTAATTAATGATGCCATGATACTTGGGGTAAACAACGACCATGGATACGATTATTTGAAAGATTTTGAGAGAAGATTTGAAATTAAAGCAAGAAATCCCACTACGACTGGCTGGAAAATTATTGATGATTTGTTGCGCGGCGGGATGGGGAAGGGTGAACTCGGGGTGGTCATTGCTCCAACTGGCGCAGGAAAATCTATGGCGTTGGTGCACCTGGGCGCTAGCGCAATACTAGCTGGCAAAAGCGTTATTCACTATACTCTAGAGCTTCAAGACGTTGTTATCGCGACAAGATACGATAGCTGTATAACAGGCATACCTTTAAAAGATGTTTTCTTTAAAAAGGAAGAAATATTTAAAGAAGTTAAAGATCTTGAAGGCAGCTTGATTATTAAAGAGTATCCGACTAAATCTGTTTCATCTCTTGGTATCAAGGCACATCTTGAAAAGTTGCGACAGCAGGGGACACCCGTGGACCTGATCATTGTGGACTATGCAGATTTATTGGCTTCCAGAATAAAGTCAAAAAATAATGAGAAAAGACATGAACTAGAGTCTATTTATGAAGACCTACGAGCAATTGCACAAGAATTCCAATGTCCTATTTGGACAGCTTCGCAAACTAATCGGTCTGGCTTAAATGAAGAGATAATTACAATGGAAAGAATATCGGAAGCGTTTAATAAATGTTTTGTTGCAGATTTTATTTTTTCCTTGTCAAGAACAATTGAGCATAGAAACGCAAACACTGGTCGCATATTTGTGGCGAAAAATAGAAACGGTCCAGATGGGATAACGTATCCGATTTTTATGGACACCGGTAATGTTAAAATTAAAGTTTTACCGTGGGATAACCACACCCCAGAGTCTCTGTCAAAAGATTCTGAAAAGAAAGAAGCTCGAAGGATATACAAAAAAAGTATGAACAATGGAGGCAAAAATGTATAGCGAAAAAGAAGTACGAGAAGCTGCGTCTGCATATTTTCATAATGATGAACTAGCTACTAACGTTTTTATGACAAAGTACGCTCTTAAAGATAAAGAAGGGGTATATGTTGAAAAAACGCCATCAGACATGCACAAAAGACTGGCGAGAGAATTTGCTAGGATTGAGAAACGATTCGGTGGTAACGATGCGTTGTCAGAGGAAAAAATTTATAGCTATTTAAAAGATTTTAAGTACATTGTTCCGCAAGGTTCTCCTATGATGGGGATCGGAAATAACTTTGTTAATGTTTCTCTTTCTAACTGTGTTGTTGTCGACTCACCTCAAGATACTATTTCTTCGATTATGGACTCTGGGCGGGAATTGGCTAATTTGTTTAAGCGCCGCTGCGGGGTTGGGCTTGACATATCGTGTTTGCGTCCAGAAAATACCCCGGTTAACAACTCTGCTGGTACAACAACTGGGGCATGGTCTTTCGCGGACTTCTATTCATATGTTTGTCGTATGATAGGGCAAAATGGTCGTCGCGGGGCTCTCATGATAACTATGGATGTGCGCCATCCAGATATCGAACAATTTATAAAAATGAAGCATGATTTAAGAAAAGTCACAGGAGCTAATGTATCTGTGAAAATAACAGATGATTTCATGCACGCAGTAGAAAATAATAATACTTTTGCGCTTCGGTTTCCAGTAGATTCTTCACCGACAGACTACCATATCGCCAAGTCTGTTGAAGCCAGAAGCTTGTGGGATCTGATTGTTGATTCTGCGACGAAAACGGCAGAACCTGGCTTGTTGATGTGGGATAATATTACAAAGTATTTGCCATCGGATGCCTATGAAAAACAAGGATTTAAAACGATATCAACAAACCCTTGCGCTGAAATTCCTTTGTCTGCCTATGATAGTTGTAGATTAATATCTATTAATCTTAAGCATTTTGTGAAAAATGCATTTGAAAAGAATGCCGAATTTGATTTTAAAAAGTTTAAAGAAGTTGCAAAAGCTGCAATGAGGCTGTCTGATGACTTGGTGCAATTAGAAGTTGAAAAACTTAAAAAAATTATAAAGATTTCTGACACAGCAGACGAAAAAGAGTTGTGGAAGAAGCTTCTTAAGGCGTGTGAAAGCGGACGTAGAACAGGGCTGGGGACACACGGTCTGGCAGACGCCATAGCCAAGCTTGGTGTGCGATATGATTCCGACGAAGCTATAGAGATGGTGGATAAAATCTATAAAACATTAAAGATCTCCGCCTATGAACAAAGCGCTGATTTGGCTACCGAAAGGGGCTCATTCCCTGCTTTTGATTGGGATGTCGAAAAAGATAATTTATTTATTAAATCGCTTCCAGAAAGAATTAAAGAAAAGATGAAAAAGTCTGGGAGAAGAAATATTGCAATTTTAACTAATGCCCCGACAGGCTCTGTGTCCATTCTGTCTCAAACTAGTTCTGGTCTTGAGCCGGTATTTCGTAATTTTTACATAAGGAGACGGAAATTGAGCCACAATGAACAAGAAGTTGTACCTGATTTTGTTGACGACTTGGGGGACAAGTGGCTAGAATATAAAGTTTGGCACCACAATGCTTTAGAGTGGCTTATAAAACACGATAAAGACGTCGATATCACACCCTTGCCAGCCTTTTTTATCACTAGTGATCAGATTGATTGGCGCAAACGAATTGACATACAGGCTGCAATCCAGAAACATATTGACCATGCAATAAGTTCTACAATAAATTTGCCAAAAGAAACTTCTCCATCAACAGTGGGGGATCTTTATCTGGAAGGTTGGAAGCGCGGGCTTAAGGGCATTACAGTGTATGTTGACGGTGCAAGATCCGGGGTGCTTGTTGATGAAACAAATAAGAAAAATAAAAAAGCTGCATTTCCTCAGAATGGAGCACCGTGTCGACCCAAAGAATTGATATGTGACATTCACCATACCACGATTAAGGGCGAAAAATGGACGATTTTGATAGGGTTGCTTGATGATAAACCGTATGAAGTCCTGGGAGGGCTATCAAACCTTATTGAAATTCCGAAAAAATATACGTCGGGAATTCTCACAAAACAACATTACAAAACAAAATCAAACCGATACGACTTTAGGTTTGGCAAAAATGGAGACGAGGTAATTGTTAGAGACATCGTGATGGTTTTTGACAATCCTAATCACTCAGCATTTACAAGGATGATATCTTTGGGGCTAAGACACGGCGCACCGCCAAGGCTATTGGTAGAGCAGTTAATTAAAGATAAAGATCATGATATGTTTAGCTTTGCAAGATGTATCGCAAGAATTCTTAAGAATTATATTAAGGATGGAGAAGAGGCGTATTCTGATAAATCTTGTCCCGAGTGTCAACAAGGGAACTTGGTCTATCAAGATGGCTGTGTAGCCTGCACAACGTGCGGCTATTCAAAATGTGGTTAAAATATTTTACAAATAAGATATAATATAAACAAATGGAGGTATTTATGTCTGCGGAATTACAATTGGTAAATAAAGATGATGAAAAAATGGATAAGGAAACGTGCGTTGTTAATTATTTAAAATCTATGCTAGCGATTGAAGAGGCTATCGAGCCCTACAAAGAGCAGAAGAAAGAGCTTCGGACAGAGTTTATTGAAAACGGATGGCTTACTAAAGATCAAATTTGGTCTGCAGTAAAAGCTTATCGCCTTTACCAAAAGGGAGCCGACATGGATGATTTGAACGATATGTTTGAGACAGTTGAACAGCAATTCGGAGGCAAAAAATGAATTTTGAACCAATAAACAGGCATTTGGTTCTGGAAGAAGCCTTGGCAGACGAAAATGACAAAGATAAAACAACAATTTTAGTGCCTGATGATTATTCTGCGCCCAAGTCGCCACATAAAGTTTATGAGGTTTTAGCAGCGTCAAAAGATTGCGAAAAAATTTCATCGGATGTAGTGGGGAACAGCGTGCTTGTTGATGATTCTATGGTAGAAAAGATCGAACACAACGGACAAACGCTCTACTTATTGTTAGAAAATTATGTCTATGGTGTGTTTACAGAGGAGCAAAATAATGCCGCTTAACAAAAATAAAAAAATAAAAGCCATAATAAAAAAAGCGGTAGGTAGGAGCAGCCTCGTTGAAACTTCTTACAATCGCGTGAAAAGTCACATTGAGGGTGGCGCAGCTTTTGTCATCATTACGTCTGATCGTCACGAACGCTCATCGAAAGAGAATAAAAAGATGTATCGACATATAAAGCAAAATTATAAATCAGCCGGGTATCCGTTTACTGAGATAAAGGGCGGGTACAAAGAAACGACAAAATACGTGAAAGATCCCGACTCGGGCAAAGAGGTGGAAGTTAAACTAGATGAACCAACCCAGGTCACAGAGAATGCTGTGCTTGTGACAACGCATGTCCGCCCAGATGTAAAAAGAGGCGAAGCGGAAAGTCCAGAACGCAGTTTGTTTGATTTCACTGTTGAGATAGCACAGAAGTACAATCAAGAGGCTTTTATTTTTGGCGAAGAGGCTACTACGAAAAGTGGACAAGTATTCAAAAATATTAGAGCTTACGATAAAGGGGGCTCTCTGGTGAACGAACCGTGGGCTGGACCCTGGACAACGCTTGAGACAGTTGAGGGCGATTCTGATTTTTGGTCGAAAGTGAAAGGCAAACATTTCCAACTAAAGGAAACAGAAAAACAAAAAACGTCACAGCCAAAATCATGGATTGAAGCGATGAAGAAAAGTCGCTCTGGGGAGGAGTGGTAAAATGTTAGCTGAATTGCTTTGTGTGGCTATTTTAAATATGGGTATGCCAAACGCTGACGTGGCATGCGATTATATGGAAGAGCTAGTTGATATTACCAATAATTACGATGTTAAGCCCGAAGTACTTGTTGCTTTGGTTCATTATGAAAGTCGATGGAATTCTCATGTTGTTAGCCACGCAGGTGCTTGTGGGCTGACGCAAGTGATTCCAAAATTTACGAAAAGACCGAGGCTCACGTGCCGCCAGTTGAAAAACCCAATTACGTCCTTAAGGGCTGGCACTCGCATTCTTTCCCGCTGGGTTCGGAAATACGGTCTTAAACGGGGTCTGTGTGGATACAACGCAGGATATAGTTGTAACAGGGCGAAACGCATGTCTCGTGGTTGGCAGTATTCTCGCAAAGTAAGAAAAATGGCTAATAGAATCTCAAGAGAGGTTTTGAAAGTAGAGCAAGAAGAAGGGTGCGACTGTTAAGGGATCATATATATTATTACGATGATTTAGTTGTTGGTGGAAATTTAGGCGCTCTTTTACATGCACATAATGAAAATACGCCAATACTGATAAATAAGAAACAATTACCTCATAGATTCGAAGAAATAGAAATTCAATCTAAAAAAATTAATAAACTTGAGTTATGGAATAAATTATATTTCTTGTTATCTCTCGGCGGCAATGTAATTGCAGGGGATAGTGTAACATCTATGCGAATAAAAGAAAATGATATTCTTGCTACGGTGGGCATATCTAAAAATATTAAATTTATTTTTAAAAGACTTTTTATATGGGACGACGAAAACATTCATGGGCTCCCCTTGCCAATTAAAAAAAATGATAAATTTCAAGTATTAGATTGGATGGTGGCTAGAACATGTAAGCACTCAGTTGATTTTTTAAGCACTGATGAAGATTTTGTTAGAGAGATATATTTTTACCCATCGGAGAGAACATCTGGCAACCACCCTGAGATAAAAGATTTGGTGGCTATATCATATTTGACCGAGAAACAAATACAAGACTTTGAATATTCAGATACATACGCGAGGTTCAAGGCTTTAAACGTGCTCACAACCTTCGGGGTCAAGGGTGTAAAAAATGGATTTTCTACTAGTGACTCTTCAAAACAAATTCATTATAGTTTAAAATTAGAAGTACAAAGAAGAGAAATTAAAAAAATAAAAATGAACGAATATCAAGATACAGACAGCATGAAGTTTTGTTACTCTTTGCCCGATAGAATTAATTTTAAAAATAAATTTAACGAAAAGCTTGAAATTTTATAAATGGAAGAAAAGCCATCGAATAAGACTTCTTTTCATTTAGCTGGTGTTGTGCCGGTAGCGGGTCAAAAATTGGATTTTAATATGCCATGGCACGACTCCATGCAGCCAATTGCAAAGAATTATTTAGCAGTAGAACGCGCAGTGTGGGAGTGTGCATGCGCTGGCTGTGAAACTATATGGATTGTTTGCAATGACGACATGCAGCCGCTAATACGATATCGACTTGGCGACTATGTTAACGATCCAATATACCACGAAAACAATAGGTTAAATGAATATGAGAGGCAGATACCAATATACTATGTTCCTCTCCACCCCAAAGATCTCGGGAAAAGAGATTGCCTTTCTTGGAGTGTGCTTTACGGAGCGCTCACATCTCATTGGCTAAGTAGGCGAATAAGTTTGTGGGTTGTACCAGATAAGTTTTATGTCACCTTTCCTTACGGTGTATATGATCCAGAAATAGTAAAACCTTACCGGAAGCAGATATCCAACAAGAAACCTTTTTTTATTTCTCACGAAGGCAAGACCATTAAAGATGGAGAATATTTAGGATTTACGTTTGATCCTGATGATTTTAAAAAAGCTCGAAGGACTCTGCGAAAGGAAGGCACAGGCGAAACCGCAGGTTACAAGCAGGAAAGACTACCAGTTGAAAAAAGATGGTCCGCAAGGTTTTTTAAACTTGACAAAGTTTTTCATTCTGTTAAAATGGAAGGCGGAACGGAATTAAAAACGCAATGGTATTACAACATTGATAGCTGGGATAGGTATCGAATATATATCGCATCAAAGGACTGTCAGTGTGTGCAAAAGCCAAGCAGGGAATTGATGAGTTACCATGAATGGAATCCTATAGGAGTTGATGATGAAACTGAAGAGTAATATACCGTTTGTTGGCTTACATGCCCATAGTGGGATTGGTAGCCCATTCGATGGTCTTGGATACCCGCAAGAACACATGGACTTTGCATACGAAAATGGTTCAGATGCGCTGGCACTAACCGACCATGGCAATATGAACGGGATGGCATACCAAGTATTGCATGCCCAAAAGATGAAGGAGCAGGGAAAAAACTTCAAACCAATTTTTGGGGTAGAAGCTTATTTTTTGCCAAATCTGCATGAATGGAGACAGGAATATAACAAGGCAAAAGAAAACAAAAAGAATAAGATAGACACTTCACATTCCGGGACCACAATTGAGAATGAATCTGTTTCCAAACAAGCTGTAAAGAATATACTTAACCGCCGCCGCCATTTGATTCTATTAGCTCAAAACCAAGTTGGTCTTAATAATATTTTTTCTTTGGTGTCGAAATCTTTTTCTACTGAAAATTTTTATAGATTTCCAAGAGTAGACTACAAGTTGTTAAGAAAACACAACGAAGGTGTCATCGCCGCTAGCGCATGTCTAGGTGGTGTATATGCTGGAGATTATTGGGAAAATAGAGACAAGGGTCCAATGGCTGTGCAGGATGCCATGAGCCGCACCACCTTAAAGATGATGGAAATCTTTGGTGATCGATGGTATGGAGAACTTCAATGGAATAGTATTCCTGAGCAGCATGAGCTAAACAAGTACATTATTCAAGTGGCTACAAAATATGGAATTGGTTTAATTTCTACTGCTGATAGCCACTACCCAAGCCCACAAGCCTGGAAAGACAGAGAGCTTTATAAACGCCTGGGCTGGCTCGGCAAGGGGAACTTACCAGAGTGGCTGGGCTCAGAATTACCTCAAGGTGTGCAGGAAATTGGCTACGAGCTATATCCCAAAAACGGCGACCAAATATGGGATTCATACAAGCAATACTCCGCGCAATGCGGCGTGGAGTACGAGGATGCACAAATCCGCCAATCCATCGAAGAAACATACAAGATTGCACACAACCGCATCGAGTCCTTTATGCCCGATTCGCACGTGCGCCTGCCAGACTTTGTTGTCCCCACGGGGATGACAGCCACTCAAGCTTTGGCGAGAATGTGTGTCGATGGTCTGCGCACCCTGGGTCTTCACGGCGACAAAAAGTATGTCGACAGGCTGCGCGAAGAGCTTGAGGTGATTGATGACCGGGGCTTCAGTAAATATTTTTTGACCATGAATGCCATCGCTGATAAAGCAAATGAAGTGCAGTTAACCGGTCCAGGACGCGGTTCGGCAGCAGGCTCTCTGGTCGCATATGTATTAGGGATAACTCAGATCGACCCCATTAAATATAATCTTTTATTTTCGAGATTCTTACGGCGAGATGCAAAAGATTATCCCGATATAGATTATGATGTTTCCGACCCAATGGTCCTTAAGGAGTTGTTGATAGAAGAATGGGGAAAGTCAACAGTTGTTCCTATTTCAAACTTTAACACACTTAAGCTTCGTTCGTTGATTAAAGATGTATCGAAATTTTATGGGATACCTTTTACTGAAGTTAATTCCGTAACTTCAAAGATGATGAAAGAGGCAACCCCACTAGCCAAAAAGAAACAAGGAATCAAAACAGGCGTATATAACCCAACGTTTGAAGAAGTAATGGAATATTCCAGTTCATTACAAGGATTTTTATCTAAATATCCACACGTTGCCAATCATATCAATGTTTTACATGGGCAGCTACGATCAGTCTCTAGGCACGCTGGGGGGATTGTTGTCGGGGAAGATTTAGATAGACACATGCCCCTCATCAACAGTGGTGGCATTAGACAAACACCATGGTCAGAGGGACAGAATGTTAGGCATCTTGAGACTATGGGTTTCATCAAATTCGACGTGCTTGGCTTGTCTACATTGAAAATGATTGAAGGTGCCATCGGTCATATCCTTAAAAGACACCACGGTATCGAGAGCCCAACGTTCGAAGAAATTCAGAACTACTACAATGAGAATATTCATCCAGATAAAATTGACCTCGCGGACAGTCAAGTATATGCTAATATTTTCCACAAAGGGAAGTGGGCTGGAATATTCCAATTTACAGAGGCAGGGGCACAATCCTTCTGTAAAAAGGCAAAGCCTAAAAATATAATTAACATTGCGGCGATCACTGCCATTTACAGACCGGGACCACTGGGTGCCGATGTCGATAAACTCTATGTTGAAGCAAAAGAAAATCCCAATAAAGTAAAGTATGAGAATGATATCGTTAAGGAGATAACAAAAGAGACATACGGCTTTTTAATTTTTCAAGAGCAGATTGCTCTTTTGGCGCACACTCTTGGGAAAGATATAAGCTTGGACGAAGCAAATAAGCTTAGAAAGCTTCTTACGAAAAAGGGCACAGGCGAGGTTGCAGACCAAAAAACTAAAATAAAACTTAAGTTTGTGGCTGGTTGCCTGGAAAAGGGAATGACAGAAAGGTCCGCAACTGCCTTGTGGAAAAAGTTTGAATATTTTTCAGGGTACGGCTTTAATAAGTCGCATGCTGTATCTTATTCTATTCTTTCCTATCAGTGCGCTTGGTTGTTTAATTATTATCCATCAGAATGGATGGCTGCTTTTTTAGACAAAGAGCCTGAATCCAGAAAAGAAAAAGCTATCAATCTTGCCAAGAAATTTAAGTTTGATATTCAGTCTATAGATGTCAACAAGTCTGGGGCAGTTTGGGAGATAGCAAAAGATAATGATAAAAGCTTGATTCAACCTTTGACATCTTTGAAGGGCTTGGGCGAAAAGGCTATAGAACAAATCATAGAGAATCGACCTTTTAACACAATTGAAGAGTTTCTTTTTAGCGAAGAAATTTCTTATTCCAAATTAAATAAAAAAGCCTTAGATGTTTTAGCTCGAAGTGGTGCCTTAGACTCTTTGATAGATGATAGATTTAGTGGGGCTAAACATTTTTGGGCTGCGACGGTATCGGATAGACCCAAGAGCCAAAAAAGGCTTAACGAAAATATTGAGGTATATCGCACTGAAGGCGAATTTTCTGCTGAAGAAAAAATTGAAAATTTAGTATCATTAACAGGAATCTTCCCGATGGAATTGGTGCTTAATAAGGAAGTACAAGCTAAGTTGAAAGAACTTTGTGTCCCGCCACTTGGTGCGTGGGATAATGATCTTAAGATCGCTTGGTTTGTGCCTCGCGAGGTCGTACCAAAGAAAACAAAAAACGGTAGAGATTATTGGATTATAAAAGTGATCGATAGCACATCAACCACAAATAGTATTAAATGTTGGGGGGTCAACCCAAAAAAAGATGTTGTTCACATTAATCGCCCATACGCCTCGAAGGGGCTGGACTACAGCGAACAATGGGGATTTAGCGTGAGACACGTTGGCAAATTAGTTTTATTAGGGTAGCAGAGGGCACAATATGAATTTAAAAGTTTACAGAACTAGAAAAGGAGCCAAGCTCCCAACAAGAGCGTATCAATCTGATGCCGGTATGGATGTTTATTACTGCGCGAATGGAGAACGCAAGAGATTCCCCGACGACCAAGGGCTGGTCATCGCACCAAGAGAATCGACTTTGGTCCCCACAGGAATCAAAGTGGATGTCCCTTATGGGCACATGCTGGAGGTAAAAAACAAATCTGGCATCGCCTCGAAGCGGCAGCTTATTGTAGGCGCGTGTGTTATTGACCCAGGATATAATGGAGAAGTTTACATTAATGTGCATAACATTGGGCTGCGCCCCCAAACTTTATTCCCAGGAGACAAAGTTGCACAAGTAGTGCTAATCCCAATTGTCCACTGTAAAGTTGAAGAAGTGGAAACAGAAAAAGAATTTAATCACTATTCAGGTCGTGGTACAGGCGGCTTTGGCTCAACAGGAGATAAATAATGAGTTCATTAAAGAGAAAATTAAGCAGAGACAAGGCAAAGAAAGAAAAGAAGACTGTTGAAAAGGAAATGGCAGCGAAAGTTGCATTATTTGGGAAGCTGCCAGATAAATGTTTGACCTGCGAGGAGCCTTTTGACAAAACAGACAAACAACACGTTCAAAATTGGAATGTCGTTGTCCGCGACGCCGAGGAAAAAGTTAATTTATATTGTCCAGAGTGCTGGAACAAAGCAGTAAACATCATCGAAGATTTTAAAAAGCACGTGGAAAAGGGGAAAAATGAGCAACGATAGTGTTAATCACCCAAAACATTATAACATTAATTGGAATGGCGAACAAGCTATTGAGCCATATGGATTTATTAGGTCCTGGAGAATGGGGTATGCAGAAGGAAACATAATTAAATACGTTTCTAGGCACAAATACAAAGGCAAAGCTCTTCAAGATTTAAAGAAAGCTCGCTGGTATCTTGATAGAATGATTGAAGAATTGGAAAAGAATGAGAAACGGTAACTTGATAAAACATAAAAGAAAGAACTCCACCGCCTTGGTTGTAAATATTGTTTTAGATGAAGATGTGCGCGATCCTGAGTACGACTGTGAGTGGGCGACCGTATTGTTTACTGGTGATAGCCACACATCTACTGTACCTTATAAAATATTAAAAGAAAACTGGGAGATTGTAAAATGACGCTACACGTGACATATGATGATGTGCTATTAAAGCCACAATATTCTGACATAGAAAGCCGCAAGGAAATTATTTTATCTAGCAATTTAGATAAAAAAAGAGTTTTAGACATACCAATTATCTCTAGCCCTATGGACACGGTTACAGAAGTCGATATGGCACACAATATGGGACTTGGGGGTGGGCTTGGAGTTTTGCACCGGTATAACTCAATCGAAGAACAAAGTCGAATGGTTTCTGAACTATACTCCTCCTTACCGTCATCAGAGAATTGGCTTAAACCAAATGTGGCAGCTGCCATCGGAGTGACAGGGGATTTTCTGGAAAGAGCCGCAGAACTAGTGAGGAGCGGGGTAAGTACTCTTTGCATCGACGTGGCGCATGGACACCATGTGCTTGTAAAAAAAGCTATCAAAGCGATTAAATCTCGACACGGACACAAGATACACATCATGGCTGGGAATGTAGCCACTGCACAGGGATATTATGATTTATCAAAATGGGGCGCAGATAGTATCAGATGCAACGTCGGTGGGGGCTCGATATGCTCAACAAGAGTGCAAACTGGACACGGCGTACCGGGTCTGCACACCATCGTAGTTTGTGCACAAGTGAAAAAAGAACAAAATCTTGAATCAAAAATTATTGCTGATGGTGGCGTGCGATCTTCCGGAGATATCGTAAAGGCACTAGCGGCGGGAGCCAATTTTGTTATGTTAGGGTCTTTGCTGGCGGGAACCCAGGAGTCCCCTGGGGATGCCATCTCTACAAAAGAGGGAAAGTTTAAGGTTTATCGAGGAATGGCGAGCAAAGAGGCTCAAATCCAGTGGAAGGGAGCGTATTCATCCAATGAGGGGATATCGGCTATGATCCCACACAAAGGAACACTAAAGTACGTATTAAACGATTTGAAAAATGGGATTGCTTCTGGGTTATCTTATTCTGGTGCAAGGAACATACTAGAGCTTCAAAATAAAGCACAATTTATAAGACAAACGGTATCGTCCCGGTTCGAAGGGGTTCCTCACATCACGGGCAAAAATAATGCAAAATAATATTCAATATGGATTGATAAAAAAGAAAATATGTTTTGACGCGACAGATAAGTTACATGCAGAACTAAAAATTCGTCTGCATTATGACGAAATTAAAATTAAAGAATTCTTCAACAGCGTTGTACAGGGATACATAGACCAAGATGAACATATAGTTTCTTTTATTGAGGAACAAAAAGAAAAGAAAAGAGTTTCTATGGCAAAAAGAAAAAGGATAAAAAATATGAGTACGAAAAGGAAAGACACAATAAACAAATTTGGTTTAGATAAGTCTGACATTGAGAATATATTTGATATTTTAGAAAAGGAGTCTTTAGAACTATGAATGATTGTGCAAAAGTTTGTTTGGTAAAAAATCAAGCATGTAAAAAAAATAAATGCAGAATGTGGATTAACCACAAGAAAGATCTTAACTGTGCGCTGGTTGCCACAAACAACAATCCAGGAGGTATGACACTGGAGCAGGTTGCGGAAAGGTTGGATTTAAGCATAGTTAGGATAAAACAGATACAAGATATTGCTGTGCAAAAGTTGCAAAAAAAAAGCCATTTAAAGCCTTAGCTACTATTTAATAAGAGAGCCAAAGTACTGGCAAAACCTTTAAGGAGAGTGAGAATGAAGGACAAGAAAACCTTGCTGAGTGAAGCAGTTGTAAAACGATTCATGAAATTGGCTGGAACAGGGGCTCTGATTGAAAATTTCATGGAGTCTGCGGAAGAGCTTGAGGAGACTGAGGAAACTGAAGAGCTTGAAGAGGCTTACCCCGGAACGGTCCCAGGTCAGCGAGACGAAGAGGATCCAGGCATGGACCCAGAAGCTGAAACAGAGTTGCCTCCCCCACCGGAAGCTGGGCTTCCTGATGACTTAGGCGACGAAGAGCCTATGGACGATGAACTGCCCGGTGAAGAAGAACCGGCAGAGACTGAGGCTATGTCAAAAGTTTCCGACATTGTTGCCGATGCAGTTATGAATGCTTTGCAGGATGCTGTTGAGTCTGGCGAGTTGGATATTAGTGAAGAAGGCGAGGGATTAGAGCCCGAAGCAGAAGAATTACCTGATATGGGTGGCGAAGAAGAGCTTCCACCAGAAGGTGAAGAAGGACTTCCACCGGAAGGTGAAGAAGAAGAGCTTCCTTTGGAGGAAAATCCTGAAGCTAACCCACATACCGCAGAGCTTGAGGAAGACAGCATTATCTCGGAAGAGTTCCTTGAGGCAATTGCCCAGCGCGTTGCTTCTCGTCTGCGCGAATTAAACAAGAAATGAGTTAAAATGTTGAGTTCGTTCTTGTGGTTCGTCGGTGGCGCAATCACATATAAAGTATTTTCAAAATTACTACGCATAGGGTATACTACACTCTTAATAAAAGAGATGCAATCTAATTTACTTTCTTTGATCATTTGTGCTTTGGAGGATCTTTACTATACAAGATCTTTAAAATATAAACAAATGGTCAAATCAGAACTATCAGAAAAAGAAATATCCAGCATGAAAAACAGAGATGAGTTGGAGTTTTCGAAGTGGAAGGAACGAACAATTAGAAAACTA